GAAATTGAAGAACAGTTTGGACCTGATCACCACGTACTGTTCAGTTCCTTTGATGATGCAAAGGACAAGTACACCCGCGTGCTTGAAGATATGCTTGACACCATTAAGCATACAAGCTACGAGGTTTACCTAAGCGGCTGGTCAAACTGGCGGCACCATGTCCTGCCTTCATACAAGTCTAATCGTACAGACCGTAAGCCTTTGTGCTATGCACGTACAAAGGACTGGTTGCTGGAGGAGCAGGGCGCAATGATGGAGGAGACGCTAGAGGCGGATGACCTGATTGCAATTAACATGACTACCCGCCGGGACTGCACAGTCGTCAGCCAAGACAAAGACTTCTACTCTGTCCCCGGCAGCTTCATCCGCCTGCAAAGCGACATGGCACCGGAGCCGTCAGTTGTGACGCAGCCCGCCGCGGCTAGGTTTAACCACATGCTTCAGACTATTTCTGGGGATAGAGTTGATGGGTACTTTGGCTGTACTGGGTATGGTCCGAAGCGATCAGCTAAGTTCCTTAACGATATTGTTAAAGTCATTGAGGAGGTACAGCCGCATGAAGTTGAGGATGTGTGGTACGAAGTCGAACGGCTGTTCGCGCATTGCGGGCACGAAGAACATGAGGCTAAATTAAATGCAACTGTGGCCCACCTTATGCACGACGACCCCGGCGTCCCGCGCCCTTGGCTTATGGAGGTAGAAGTATAGTGGGGGATTCCAGTCTACGACAACTAGTCAAGGTGCTGCGACAGCAGTACCCGTACACCGCACCGGGTGACCTTTACCCAAGCGGTAGCCAGTTTGAATTCCTGTGGAACATGGCTATCCGAGAGGGACGGGAGCAAGTGATCCGCCACATTGCGGAACTGTCCGGTGAACCTCAGTCTTTTCCTGTACCGGAGAATCCAGTCGATGTGTTTGGCCCCGAAGATCGAAGCGCCGCCGACGCCGCCGCCCGCTCCAGCCGCGATGCAGGCTCCGCAGCCTACGGCGAAGAGAGCTAGGCGCGGAGAAGCTAAGGCAGAGCAGGTAGACACGCAGCGTGGCGGCATCCTTAATAGGTTCCGGCTCCAAATCCCTGGACTGAATACTTAATATGCAATCCCTAGCCGAAACGTATAGGCACTTAGAACGATTTCGTTCAGAGTTTCTGGAGCGAGCTTATCGCTCTGCCACCCTGACGATTCCTTCTGTTCTTCCGCGTGAGGGGCTAGGTCGTGACCGTCTACCGCAGAACTACCAAAGCGTGGGGGCTCGCGGGGTCAACAATCTATCAGCTAAGATTGGTCTGACCCTGTTCCCCACGCAACTGCCGTTCTTCCGGCTGGCGATTGACCCCTACCTCAAGAGGGAGATCGCTAACAAGAACCCGGAGAACGCAGTCAAGAGTATCCAAGAAACGCAGGCGCAGATTGATAAGAACCTAGGTCTCATTGAAGAGACAGCTAGGATCGAGTTCGAGACTGGTGGCTGGAGACCTGTCATGGCTGAGGCCATGCGCCATCTTATCGTAACAGGTAACGGTTGCGTACTGAAGACTGGTGCGGGTATCCAGTTTATTGATCTGCGTAAGTTTGTAGTCAAGCGGGACCCGGAAGGTAACGTCGTTAAAGTTATCATCCACCAGAAGATTGACCGGACCCGCGCATCGCAGCTTGTGCCGCAGGGGTTCGATCTGCCTGACGGTCCCCCTGACATTGACGATGTGTACGGCACTTCGGACGAGGACTCAGTGTCCATGTACACCGGGGCCATGCTGATGCCTGATGGTCGCTATAAGTTCTATCAGGAAATTGATGGGCAGGTTATTAACCAGCCCCGCATGTACACTAAGGAGAAGCTTCCTATTATTGTTCTCCGGTTCACTGCTGTGAGCGGTGAGAACTATGCTTCCTCTTACGTTGAGGAGCTTGACGGGGATCTACTGGCCCTAGAAATGCTGTCGCGCAGCATGACTGAGGCGAGTCTTGTTGCAGCTAAGACTCTTATCCTTGTCCGGCCCGGCGCTGCGATCCACCCCCGCACGGTGGCGACCTCACCTAACGGAGCGGTCAAGCAGGGCAACCCTGAGGATGTGGGTGCGTTCCGACTTGACAAGGGAGCAGACTTCGCGGTCGCTGAAAGGCGAGCCGTAGCTATTGAGCAGCGACTTCAGCTTGCGTTCCTCATTACGTTCCAGCGTCAGGCTGAGCGAGTGACGGCGGAAGAGGTGCGGTCTGTAATTCAAGAACTTGAAGACGGTCTTGGTGGTGTGTTCTCTAGTCTTGCGGAGAACGTGCAGAAACCTATCGTTGATAACATTCTAGCTGATGTGCTGGCCCGCCAAAATGTACCGAAGCTACCGAAGGAGATTACTCCTATCGTCTCTACTGGACTTGATGCAATTACGCGCGGACAGATGGCAGCTAAACTTATGCAGGCAGGAGGCATTGCACAGCAAGTGCTTGGCCCGGAGTCGGCAGTGTCTGCTATGGACCCGCGAGCAACGCTAGTCCAGATCTTTACTTCTGTTGGCCTTGATGCTGACGCTCTTCTTAAGTCGCCTGAACAACTGCAACAAGAGCAGCAGCAGGCGCAAATGATGGCCCTTGCCGAGAGGGCCGCTCCTAATGTTGTCAACGCTGTCGCGTCTAACCAGCAACCCCAAGCCTAATGCCTAACCCTGTTTCCCTTACATCCACCGCGGACGGCACCATTAACCTTGGAGCCAACGCTGTTCCGGTGTTCCTTGTTTTCGGTGACTCGACCTGTTCTGGCTCTGTCGGTGGGCACGTAGATAAAGGCGAGAAGACGCACGACGGAAACCTTGCGTTTACGTCCAAGGTTCACCCGTACCCCAAATCGTTTTCTGGTCCGGGCTACCTAGATACAAAGACCGCTGGTGGTGCTACAACATTCCTATTCAAGTATTGGGATCAGGGTCTCTCTAAAGCCAAGACAGTGCAGTGGCAAGGCGGCACTAGCTACAGCGTAGACGACACTGTGTGGGTTACGGCTGATCTTGACCGCAACTACTACCGCTGCATCGCCGCTCATACGGGAAAGCAGCCCGGCACCGCCAGCGACTGGGAGGAGTATTGGACTAAGACTACCAAGTGGATGAGCGATGAGCGGCTGGCTTCAGTGTATGGCGCTCGGGGGTCTGGTAGGTATTACAGTAACGGTGCAGCAGGTGCAGACTCCGACAAGTTTGTGGCGGGTCTCTGTGATGCTCGCACCGCACACACGGCCACGGGTCCTGACCCGGCAGATGCGGGGTGGGGTGCAGCAAGTTTTGCTGACATGCACCCGTACATGGGTTTCGCAGCTAACAGGTTCTACCCGCTGGATCAAAACGCGCCTAGCTTTGACACGGAACTACGCGACAATAGCTTCCTTTGGACGTTTGGGCAGTGGATGCTTTACAACCCGTCCATTCAAGGTGGTCCGGTTGGGGGAGTTTTCCGCAATGGAACTGCAAACAATAACTTTACTCAACCCCACTACGTTCACTTCGCAGTGTCTGGTGCTGCGGCCCACGAACTGACGGTCGGCAGTGTGCGCCGGACCTCGTTCTCGCCGGATTACGCGGCCCCGGCTGAAGATACTTCTGCTCCCGGTCAACCGAACAATGCGGATCAGGTGTCTGCTTACCAACAGTGGAACGATATGTACCTGAAGCCTGCGATGGATGCGCTTCAAGGTGCTGGCAAGAAACCTTACATTGCTGGCATGATTGTGGCACTGGGCTCAAAGGATTGCAGCAGGCTGTACAACACTACGCAGGCTCAGTTCCTCAACAACCCGAATGGAACTAGCCCTGCCAGTAACGTTGGCCCGGAGCTTGTTAAGATTACGGGTGCCATCAAGACGGCGCTTGGCATCACCAACGTGCCGACCATCTATCTAGACATTCTTCAGACTGATACCAATAACCCACCCACGGACTCTAAAGACTACGGACGGATTGGCCGTAAGAGTCTCGCTGACGCCATCGCAGGTGACCCGTATTCTGTGGTGAAGCGTCTGTTCTACAAGGGTAGCGTTAACACTGTCCGCATCGGCAGTGACAACGTTCACCTCAGCGCCACCGCCATTGACCAGCTTGGCTATGAGCTAGGCGACCTTTACTGGAGCACCTTTGTTGATAAGGGACTCCAAGTTGAAGAAGTTACCGCAACTGTCAGCAGAATTACCGCCTCTTAATTATGAGTGAATCCAGCAGCAAAGTCACGATTGAATCTACGGAGCAGGCTACTGAAGGCGCGGAGGTGGTACAGGAACAGCCTGTCGCCCCTGCGCCTGTGGCGGACGCCCCGGTCGAAGATGTTACTACCCTTAAAGTAGAAAATAAGCCTAACAAAACTGTTGAGCAGTTCTTTGAAAACGACTACGGCCGTATCATGGATTCTGTTATTGCAAACGACGGTAAGTTTACCGAAGAACTCTATAAAGAGTTTGAAAGTAACGGGCACAGCCGAGTAGTGGCGGATCGACTGCTTGCTGCGGAGATGGCAATGGCTGAACTCCGCACGCAGAAGGTTATTAACCAAGTCGGCGGACCTCAAGTTGCTGAAAAGGCTCTTGCTTGGGCAGCGCAGAACCTTACGGAGGCGCAGAAGGTGGCGATTAACAATCAGCTACAGTCCACCGACGTTGAGATTGCTGCGATGGCGATGCAGTCGCTTATTGCTCAGTCTGGGGCAGAGACAGGTATTGTTTCTGCGGACAGTGGTGGCGTCATGACGGACTACTTCGAGGATGAAGAGTCTTTCCAAGAGGCTTTGCGTGATACGAGCCGCATGAACGACCCGGCGTACCGCAATAA